TCTACGCTCATATCCAAGACTTGACTCACGGTAACAAGAAGAAGGTAGATAGGGTTGTCTGGGCTTTACAGGGTAGGTTTGAGCATGGACGTATCAAGCTCAACAGTGAACATAAGTGGAAAGAGTTTCAAGATCAGTACTTAATGTTTCCTACTACTGGGGTGCATGATGACTTGATTGACTCTCTTGCCTATGTTGACCAATTAAGTGTCACCTCTTATAATGCAGATTATGAAGACGATGGCTACGAGGTATTAGATGACATCAGCGGATATTAACGATAAATGGTATTTTACAGGAAAACCTTGTAAAAATGGACACATTGCTCCTCGTTTAAAAAGCAACAGATGCTGTAAAACATGTTCCTATGAAAAACGAGAAAAATATGAGAAAAGCACGGCTTATTTGGAATGGAAAGCTAAAAACAAGAAAAAAGTAGCATCAGATTGGCAAAAAAGAAATAAACCAACTGTAAACGCTAATACAAGAAAACGACAAGCAAAGAAAATGCAGAGAACTCCTTCATGGCTTTCTGACTTTGATTTACTTAAAATTAAATGTTTGTATCAAGTTGCGGCTATGCGTTCACGGGAGTCTGGACAAGAATGGCAAGTTGACCATATTGTACCATTACAGGGAAAGAATGTAAGCGGTTTACATGTACCTTGGAATTTACAAGTTATACCTAAAAAAGATAATTTGATTAAAGGTAATAGGTACTAGACCAATTAGCTGTAACTAGCTACACCGCTGACTACGAGGAAGATTCGTGGGAACCTCTTGACTCAATAGCTGGGTTTTAATGTATACTGCATGTTCAATAGTTTAAAAGGACAGATATGCACACGTTACAAGATAAAGCAGCAGCTATTAAACACATGAAGGAGTGGGTTGACACTCTCAAACGTAGATCTGACTATGGACAACACATGCATATTCCATCAGAGATGAGTGCTGGTGTTTGTTGGGACTTAGCTGTTGAACTAGAGCAGTTTATTAAATTGACGGAGCAGGTATGACACAAGATGAAATCCTTAACGAGTTGCACAATGTTGTAGCAAATAATCAGCAATTTACCACTTGGACAGTTTCCACTCCTCATTTAGTTGAGCTTGTCAACCGAGCAATAAAACGTGAACGAGAAGAATGTGCAAAGTTGTGTGATTCAACAGTTGAACAAACGTATATGTCAGGATATACAGGTGCTGTACATTCGGGAAGACGTGAATGCGCAGCAGCAATACGAGCAAGAAATATAGATTAACAAGGAATATATGGCTGATAAATTAAGTTTATTTGGAAACCTTGTAGAAACAGGTGTAAAACTCTACGATAAGACGCAAGATCGTTCTAAGTTACCTGCGAATCAGCGTGTATTTCTTGAGAGCACTCTTGACAATGTTAAGACACCTATTACACAAGCTGTGTTATCAAAAGCAGAGCAAGACGCTTTAAAGAATCTAATTGTCTCTCGTTATGAGCCTTTAAAAGGCCCTATGGCTGAGTACAAAGCTCTTCTAGAGAAAAAGCTTGCTGATGACGCACAAGCTATAAAAACTAAAAATAGAGACAGGATGATGTATCCTGAGTTCAAACAACAAGCTTTAAAAGATCTACAAGCAATTAACGGGTTTTTTAACGGATCTCTTAGCCCTGATTTTTTAGAGTTAGCTTCAGGTAAGACTAATTACGAACGTAGCTATTTTTTAGGTCAAGCCGGGTTGTACAACTCAAAATACGGTAAAACAGGCACGCCTTTTAATGTACCAGCAAACATTCAATATAGTGACTATAACAAGCAAAATAAAACAGAGGCTGATAATACTGTAGGGGCTGGTTCTACAAATCCTGAAGCAGCTATTCGTACTTTGTTAGGGCGTTTTAACTATACTGTAGATCCAAATAATAATCTTGTTATTAACGATACTTACGACTTTAACCCACATCCGGGAACAGGCGGTACTGAAGCACTAGGCGGAGATCCTGAAGCTTCTACAGATCCTTTCTATACATCAATCCGACTATATGCAGGAGAAAAGCTCCCTCCCGGTCAAGGACGTGTTGTAAACATGAATTTACCATTGGCCCCTTTACAATATCGTGATCCTTTCGGTTTTACAATTAAGTAAGGCTTGACATTTAGTATTAAATATGATAGTATTCCTCACCTAAAAGGAAACAAATGGCTGATAAAGAGAAATTTGATAACGTAGAGAACATGGATGCTCAGTGGGAAGAACCTACAGAGTCCGACAAAGAGCTAGTAGAGTTCGTTGTTGAGCACTGTGATCGCTGGCGTGATTACCGTGATACTAACTTCCTAGATGACTGGTTGGAGTTTGAGCGTATCTTCCGTGGTCAGTGGGCTGCTGAGGATAAGACACGTGAATCTGAGCGTTCTAAGCTTGTAAGCCCTGCTACTCAGCAGGCTGTAGAGACTCGCCATGCTGAGATCATGGAAGCTATCTTCGGGCAAGGTGACTTCTTTGACATTGGTGATGACGTACAAGATGTAAATGGTAACGACATTGACGTGAGCATGATTAAAGCTCAGTTGATGGAAGACTTTGCTAAGGATAAGATCCGTAAGAGTATCGACCAGATTGAACTCATGGCTGAGATCTACGGTACTGGTATCGGTGAGATCATCGTTAAAGAAGAGGTAGAGTATAAGCCTGCCACTCAAGCTATTCCCGGTGTTATGGGACAAGCTGCCATCGGTGTGATGGAAGGTAAGCGTACAGCCGTTAAGATCGTACCTGTTAACCCTAAGAACTTTCTGTTTGACCCTAACGGTACAACAGTTGAAGAGTGTATGGGTGTAGCCATTGAGAAGTACGTATCCATGCACAAGGTTGTTAAAGGCATGGAAGACGGTATCTACCGTAAGGTTAACATTGGCCCTGAAGCTCCTGATGATGACTTGGAAGCTACCCAAGAATCCTCTCAGTTCCAAGACGATAAGGTTAAGTTGTTGACCTACTACGGCTTGGTTCCTCGTGAGTACTTGGAGCAGCTTGAGAACGATGGTGCAGAAGTTGTTGACTTGTTCCCTGAAGACTCCAATGCTGATGATTACGCTGACTTGGTAGAGGCTATTATCGTTATCGGTAATGATTCTTTGCTTTTGAAGGCTGAAGCCAATCCTTACATGATGAAGGATCGTCCTGTTATCTTGTATCAAGACGACACAGTGCCTAATCGCTTGTTGGGTCGTGGTACGGTTGAGAAGGCCTACAACATGCAAAAGGCTGTGGATGCTCAAATCCGTAGTCATTTGGACTCTCTGGCCCTCACAACAGCTCCTATGATCGCTATGGACGCTACCCGTCTGCCACGTGGTGCTAAGTTTGAGGTTAAACCCGGTAAAGCTATCCTCACCAATGGCGCTCCAAGCGAGATTGTCTACCCATTTAAGTTTGGCAGCACTGATGGCTCTAACTTGCAGACATCCAAAGAGTTCGAGCGTATGCTTTTGCAAGCTACAGGCACTCTGGACTCTCAAGGCATGGTGTCTAATGTGTCTCGTGACGCTGGTGGTGCCGGCATGTCTGCTGCTATGGCAGGTATTATTAAGCGTTACAAACGTACTTTGACGAACTTCCAAGAGGACTTCTTGATTCCTTTCATCAAGAAAGCTGCCTTCCGCTATATGCAGTTTGATCCTGACCGTTATCCAGCGGTTGATTTGAACTTTGTGCCTACAGCTACTTTGGGTATCATGGCTCGTGAGTACGAACAACAGCAGTTTATCGCTTTGTTGCAGACTCTAGGCCCAGATACACCTGTGTTGCCTGTGATCTTGAAGGGTATCGTACAGAATAGCTCCTTGACTAATCGTGCTGAGATGATGGCTGCTCTGGACAAGATGTCTCAACCTAACCCTGAGCAGGCACAGATGGCTCAAGCACAGGCTCAGTTGGCTATGCAGGCACAGCAGGCTCAGATCGCGGTGGCGACTACTCAGGCAGAGCGTAACAAAGCTGAGGCTATGAGCGCAATGATTGATGCTCAGTTGAAGCCTAAAGAGGTGGAAGCTAAGATTATTGCCTCTACAACACAAAATTTACCTACAAATGATGCTTTAGCTTCACAAGAGTTCGAAAAACGTGTTAAAATTGCTGACTTGATGCTCAAAGAAAAAGATATTGAGAACAAGTTGAAGGTGGTAGAGATGCAAACTGCTGCTAAACACGCACAAAAGACTAACGATAGTGAATTCTTGAAGAAAATCATTGGTGGTGAATGAGTAAACTAAAGGAAATCGTTCTTGCTGATGCCTCTACGGAGGCTAAAGTAGCTGCTTTAGCAGTTCTAGTGGATAAGAAGCTACTAGAGCTTGCTGAAGTGGTTATGAGCACCAAGAAACTTGAAGGCCCTAAAGGTGAGCAAGGCTTACAAGGCCCTAAAGGGGAACAAGGTGATCGTGGTTTACAAGGTGATAAAGGCCTAGACGGTAAAGACGGTGTAGACGGTAAAGATGGCAAGGATGGCGTTGACGGTGTATCTGTTGTAGACGCTAGAATTGATTTTGACGGTACTTTAGTCATTACTTTATCAAATGGTAAGGAGATTACAGCTGGTGATGTAGTCCCTGAAGGTGTTGCTAAAGACGTAAACATTATTACTAGCGGTAACGGTACGGCTAAAGTTGTTACTGACACTCTAGCAAGCTTACAAGCTCAGATTGACGCTATTACAGGCCTTGACGGTGAATTAGGTACTATGGCTCAGCAGAACGACACTGCTGTAGACATCAACGGTGGCGCTATTGATGGCACAATAGTTGGCGCAGTAACTCCTGCTGCTGGCACGTTTACTACGTTGAGTACTGGTACGTTGACTGCTACTGGTCAGACATCTTTGGGCGGTGTGACTGATGTTGAAAGTCTTAGAGTTACCACAACAAGCGGAACAAGTGGCAATAACAATTATGTTCAGATATCAGGCGGAGCTACAAGTGTAGCTATACAAAACTGGGGCACTTCGTCAAACATCCCCATGTTGTTTAGGACTAGGGGTTCTGGACAATATGAATTTGCAACAGGATCTAGCACAGGAACTGTTCAATTCCGTGTCTCCCACACATCCTCCGCAGTCAACTATGTTCAAGTAACAGGTGCTGCTACTGGTTCAGCTCCAATTATTTCTGCTCAAGGTAGCGATACAAACACAGGTCTTGTTGTCCGTTCCAAAGGCACTGGTGTTTTGTATTTGGAAACTGTTGGTGCAGCAGATGTACGTTTACAACCACGGGGAATCCGCTCTTTTTCAGTTAATGGAGTTACAAGCGGCGTTAACTTCGGCTACGTAACAGGCGCTGTCGCAGGCTCTGCACCGATTTTTGGCGTTGATGGCTCGGACACAAACATTGACCTAACCCTGACACCAAAGGGAACAGGATTGGTAAAGTTTGGAACATACACAGCAGGCGCTCCAGCAGCAACTGGGTATATTTCAGTTAAATCCGCAGCTGGCGTAACTTATAAAATTTTAGTATCAACTTA